TGTCATTCCTGTTCCAATTTTTCCAAAACCATCAGTATCTACTCTTTCAAGATTTGCAGATAAAGGATTTTGATTACCACTTGCTTGAGCAGTTAATCTCCATTGGTCAGCTTCTGTAATTCCACCAGCTGGTACTTCTGCAAAAGTATTATCTCCTCTTAAAAAGGTTGTAGCATCTTTAGTTCCTGTTGCTGTTAATTTTGCAAGTGAAACTGTATTATCAGAGGGTACTCCTAAGTCTAAAACATCTCCAAGTATTTGAATAAAATCGATCACATCTCCTGTAACTAGATTTGATGCGAATGTGATTGTTGAACCCGAAACTGTGAATGAAGAATTTGGTGCTTGTAAAATTCCATTCAAACTGACTAGCATATGATTAGCTGATTGGGGAGTTGCATTTACTCCACTTACTTGCATAGTATAACTAGCTTGTCCATTTACTACTGATATAGCATCACAAACTTGAAAGTTTCCTATTGTGGGTGATGTTCCTATGTACATTCGTTATTCCTTAGGGTTATCTGTTTTAATTTGTAAAATTCTTGCTTTCCAACTATCAATACCATCATCATAAATTTCTTCAAGTTGGCTTTCCCAACTTCCATATAATTTTTTTCTTGTAGCAATTACTTGTTGATTGTTTTCATAAGTTTGTGCTTGAGATTCTAAGGCATCTAATTGTGCTTGAGTAGGTTGTGCAATATCTAAGTTCCATTCAGCTATATAAACACCTTGACCATTACTGTCGTCTTGCAATTTAACATCATTTGAAAAATCTACTTCTTGGTTTGCGTATAGTTTTATTTTAGTTGATAAGTTTGCCATAATAATTCCTATTCTATAATTTTAAATCCTGTAAATTCATTATGAACACTTCCACCATTAACTGTACATGCTCCACCATCTGTTGAATCCATTTTTATAAAAACTTCTACATAATCTGTAGCAGATAAATTTACAGTACAAGAAACATCATAACTAAAAAAATCTATTGTTGCGATATTTGTTCCAACTGCACCAGAGTAAATATATCTTTTAGCTATTTCATTATTGTTTTTTCTAATTGCAATAACATATTGTGAAACACCACCTTTTTGAAATCTTACTCTGCTATAGAAAAAATATTTACCATCTTGACCACTTGGTACTGTAAATTTATTTGACGCAAAAGCACTATTTGTATCATAAGTTTCTGTATCAAATGGAACTTTGGTATCTATATTGTCACTTATGTCAAAGTTGTCAGCTTTATAAACACTAAATGCTGGAGTGTTTGTTCCACCAGCACTAGCAAATGTGTTATCGCCTCTTAGAAATGTAGTTGCGTCTTTTGTACCTGTAGCAGATAAGTCAGCTAATGCGATAGTACCATCTTGAATATCAGCACTTGTTAGTGGAACATTAGTTGGTTTTGCACCTATAAAAGCCATTTAACTAACTCCTATGTTATTTCCATTATTGATAATGTAGAATCTATCTTTGCAGAAACAGAACAATCAATTTTTAAAACATCTGTTGTTTGTAGAACAACTTTTCCACCAGATAATAATTCTAAAGAACTTCCAGCTGGGATACTTACATTTTCTGCAAGTTTAACTGTTTCGTTTGTTTCTGTATCAGAAGTAGTTGAAACTAATTGAACATCTACTGTTACAGCAGTTGTGTGAATGTTACAAAGTATTAAACCAAGAACTACTGATGTTGTTGAACTTGGAACTGTGTAAAGTGTGTCAGGAGTTCCAGAAGAACTCGGCATTGCACCATTTGTTTTTACTTTAAATGTATTAGCCATATCTTTATCCTAATGCGATTGCTAGAGCAACTGCTTGAGGGTCTGCCTCTAAACTTGTTACTTCTGTTGTTGTTAAGTTTGCGTCATTTGTACTTGTATTTATGTAAAAAGGCAAGTTAATCCATGCACTCCCATCATAAATTTTTGGTTGCCAAGCAGTAGCTGTTGTTGTGTCTATCCAAATCATTCCTGATTGTGGAGAACTAGGTGCTGAACTTCCTGAGTTTTGACTTCCTAATGAAACCAAAGCATTGTTTAAATCTGCTCTAAAATTTGGAAATGATTGGTTCGCTATGTTTAAATCATGTTGTGCCATATCTTCTTATACTCCTTTTAAAAGCCTTTTGCAATAAAATCAAATGTTCTTGATACATTTGTTCCACCAGAATTTTTAAATAAAATATCAAAGCCATTAATAGTTTTATTTGATACTGTGAAGAAGTCGCCTGTGTTTGCATCTTCCATTGTAATTCCTAGTGCATAATTAACAGTTTTATATGGATTTGTAAATGTTACAGTTTTAGTTCCAGCACCAGATACAATATCGTTTCCACTAAATATTCTATCTTGCATATCTATTGAAACTGATACTGCTGATACAACAGGAGTAGAAGCTAAATCTCTTGAAATTAAAACAACTCTAAATTTAAAAAATCTCGCAGTATAATCTCCAATTACAAATGATCTAAAAGCTGTATAGGTTACATTGTCATCTGATGTTGCTATTTCTAAGTGTGCATTTGCATTAGCTGGTGTATCTCCATCAAAGTTAGAATTTGTACTATCAAATAATCCTATTCTATTATCAAATAAGTCATCTGGGTTGTCAGAAGATTGAGATAAACTTGCAGTAATTCTAGCAGTATGTTTAGCACCTATATCAATAACATCTGAAAATTCATAATTACCACTAGCAAAGAAGTCAGCATTAGCTACACCTGAATCAAAAAATCTACTAGCTTCTGTATCAAAATCTCCACTAGCACTATCAAATAATTCAGAAGAATCTAATCTTAGTGTGCTATCAGATACTAATACATTTGTTTTAGTTCCATCAAAGTCAGGGTGTTCTGATTGTGTGGCAATAGCATTAAAATTAGTAATACCTACAACATTAGAAATAATTGCAGTTGCATTAGAACTAAAGTTACCCAATTTATCTACAGCTTTAATTAAATAAGTTCCTTGTCTAGCTGGTACAGATATTGAAGTTGCTGGTCGTGATATTTTTTCTACTAATGCTACTGAATCTGCCCAAGTTCCTGTGCCATCTGTTTTATCGCTAAATCTTAATTGATAGTATGCTAAATCTAAATCTCCAATTTGTGTCCAACCCAAGTGTGCTTCTTGTCCTACAATATTACATGAGAAATCTTGGACATCTTCTGGTGGTTCTACTGCACCAACGATTGTTCTTTGTGCTGATACATAAGTTGAACTAACTCCAAAACTATTTACAGCTTTAACTCTTACATCATAAATACTTTGGTCAATTACATTTAAAACTCTGTGATTTAATCCTGAACCTTGTGCATAAATAATAAAATCTGAATCTGTACTTAATTTATATTCTACTTGGTAGTAATCAACAAAGCTATCTGGAGAAGCACCTATAGTTACATCTAATGCTACAATTACAGTTCCATCATTATATTCAATTAATGTGTCTGATAAAGTTACACTTGCTGGTGGTTGGATAGTAAATGGATTAGGAAGATTAGTAGCTGGTACTGTTGTTGCTTCTGCTTTTTCTGACCATTGGTAATGATTGTCTTGATATTCAACAAGCGATAATCCTACTGTTAAATCTTGGTTAAAAGTAATTCCAATAACTCTAAAAGGTTTAGCAGAGAATCCTAAAGAAGAATGTGTAATATTAACTATATCTCCAATAGCTAAATCATAACCATTAAAATCAACATTAATACCTAAAGATAATGCTTCTCTACTTCTTCTAAGTATTACCTCAGCCATTTCTTCTGCTTGATATTGTGAAGTTATTGTGGTGAAGTTAAATCTACCCTCTAATAAAAAACCACCATCTTCTGCTTTCATAGTTGCGTGTTGATCTGCACTTGGTAATCCTGAATCATCAATAGGTGGAAACTGTACCTCATCAACTTGGAAATTACGATCTGGATTAACAAAGCCTACTATAACTCTATTGTATCTATCATTCTTTGTTGGAGTAGATAATGAATAACCACCTATTATATTATCTTCTGTTAAAGTAATTGATGCTGTTCCTGTTGTTTCAATAATTAAATTATATTTACCAGCATTGTAAGGTAAGTAACCTCTGCAACCTTTTAAAAACTCTCTAACATTATCTATGATTGGTTTAGAGGTATCTAACGCAGTATTAATATCAAAAATATTTATATCACTACCACCTGAATATGGAGTTACTTGTGTTTCACAAATTAATGAAGCATCATAAAAAGATTGTAAATCTATTTCACTTATTGCTAATCCTTTTCCATATCTAGCATTTGTTAAATAATCTAATAAGCACCATGCTGGATTAGTTTGATAAGTTGCAGATTGCTCAACAAGACTTGCATTATAAGTTTTAACTTTCTTACCTTGTATTTTAGCTTGTACTTTTGGTATGCCTGTAAATGCGTCTTGATTCCATTTAAACCTTACTGCTAAATAACATAAGCCAGATAATTTATGATTACTTCCCCAACTAGATAATGTTGATAATAATGTTGATGCTGATTGACCATCTGTTCCATAATGAGGTTCTACTCTAATAAGACTTTCAGCACTCGAACCCTCAACATTTGGGTCAGCTTTATAAAAATTAGCATCTCCACTATCTACCTCAACTTCTGTGCCATCTGAAAAACTAGATGCAAATGTAACTACTTTATCATCTACTCTAATTTCTTCTATATCGTTTATCTCTCCCTCTGCCATAACAATAGCCATGTATAAATAAGTATTGTCTGTGCCAGAAGTTTCCATAAACACTCTAGTACCCCCTGTAAGTCTTTCTCCATAAATTACAGGAATATTAGAATCATTAGATTGTTTATTAAGTAATATACCTTTTTCAAAGTCATCAAACTCATTAGTTCCAAAATCAGGAATTTCAGGAGTTTTTGGTCTTAATGCCCATGAAATAAATAAAGTGATACCTAAAGATACCAAAGGATTCATATTGCCAAAAAACTTTGATGCTTTGGCTACTGTGCTTATAACTTTTCCTACAAATCCACCCATTATAAATCCTTAACTACCATTCTTTTAATTTGATTATCTTCTACTCTTAACCAAGTAAAATTATCTTTAATGCCTTTAAATTTGTTAGCCATATTAACACACCATTTAAAGATTTTTCTAACATTCTTAATAGCAATAAATTCTACAAATACTAAATTAGTTCCTGAGTTCCATTCTTTGTAATTTATTTTAGCTGTTTGTTTAAAATGATTAAAAGCATAATCAGATAAATAAGCCCAATTAGTAAAGCCAACTAGTTTATCATTATGATAGTGTTTCTTATATTGGTTTAAAAATATACTTGGTTTAATGTGATGTTGTAAATCAAGATCATGTAGATTATCATATTTAGGATAATTTCTATATAATGAGATAATATCTTGCATTATTCTCTACCCCATTTAATATCTTGTACTGTTTGAGAACTAAAATCCATACCAACATCTGTACTAAAGAATCTTTGCTGTGATGTATTGTTTGTTTTACGGCCATTCTTTTTATTAAAGTCTGCCCAATGAGATACAATAGATAATGATAATGTGCTTGATTTTGGTTGCTCTTGTATTTCAAAGTTTTCTATACTTCCTTTGTAAAGTAAAAAAGGGTCAGCGAATATTGTATTATCATCATCTAATAAACCTCTATAAATAGTTACTGTAGAATTAATAACATTTTCGTTTAATACAGTTGAGATAAATGTTTGATCTGCACCTGATAAAGTTAGTGTAATACTAGATTTACTTACATCTGTTTGTTCAGAAAAGTCAGATATACCTAATAAATGATCTGATGCTAAATAAGTAACTGATGAGCCTGATATTGATGATGTTAAATCAAATGAACAATCA